CATAAACTTGTAGACTTGAAAAACAAGTTTCTTCCTAACCATAAGCCAGCTAAAGAGATTTTTGCAAACTTTGAAATTTGTTATTGTGATACTCTTGAAACCGATTACTATTTCTAGATTGTTATGTCAGAGATGACGTAAAACATCTTATACCCTTACTTTAAAAATAATTCAAAAGCTTTCAGTAATCTCGATTGTACTTTGTTGGAATACTTGACTTAAGGTGTGCCCCACTCGTTATATGAGTGAATCGCCAAGTCCTCAAAAGGGGCGGGCTCTCACGAGCTTTGTCACGTAGGAATTCAAATTGCATGACTATTTTACTGTTGGAACACAAAAACAAAACCAAATAAACTAAAATCGTTAGATCATCAATAAGTATGTTCTCTAACCGTCAATACAATGAGAAATGGTACGATAATCCATTTCAAAACCTTGACAGTGAGGTGCACTGTCCGATGCCATCGTTAGGCCTCCTTTTACAATATACCATGAGCACATACACACCTTCTGTTAAATTTGCTGAATTAGACCCTTTTGGTACTGCCTCAAGTGGTCAAGAATCTAAAACTGTCACCGAGGAAACTTCGGTACACCAAGGAAATTCAAATACCCAACTCCAAGATGCCACTGTTTTTGTTGATGATGCAAATGTTGTTATTAGAGATGAAAGTCATGTTGCACACATTGATAATACTATACTTTCACTCTCAGACACTAATTTTGATGAACAGTCTATCAAGACATTTTTGTCTAGACCAATTATCATTAGACAAGCGAATTTTTCAACTACTGACACCTATTCAACTTTTATTGCCTCTTCCATGCCTTACACAGCACTTCAATCTGCAAATGCTGTAATTTGGCGAGAAAAACTTGCAGGTATATTTGGAATCCGTATGGATATGAGATTCAGAATTGTTGTCAATGCTAATCGCTTTCAACAAGGACGATATATTATGTCCTGGACTCCTCTTGCTGGACCCATTACTTCTATTTCTCTTTTAAAAGAATTTTGGATCAATCAATCTCATATGGCTACTCTTGTTCAACGTACTACAGTTCCTCATGTTGAGATTGATCTTTGTAATGATACTGTTGCAGAATTGTTGGTTCCTTTTGTGTCCACTAAGTCATTTTATCCTCTTACTAGTATCCTCAGTAGTGTGGATTCAGGGTCTTTAGGGTTTTTGAATATATACCCTTATTCTCCTCTTGTTTCACCAGCGGGAGCTATTACTGCTGGTTATACCGTTTATTTATCTTTTGAGAATATTCGTCTATTTGGTGCTGCTTCTGCTCAATCAGGTCTTAAAATGAAAAAGAAACATTTTGATCCTCAAAGATCTGAAATTTCAAATACAGGTGATGGTCCGATTTCTTCCGTTTCTAGTGCCTTGTCAAAGGGTTTCAAAGAGTTTGCAAACATTCCGTTGTTGTCTACTTATGCGAACTCTATTTCTTGGGTCGCTGACAGAGTAACCTCAGTGGCTTCCGTTTTTGGATGGTCTAAGCCAATAGCTGGCGATTCTATGTCTAAGATGCAAATACTCCAAGCACCAAACCATAACACTGTGGATGGTGATAGTGATGCTAGACCTTTCTCCTATTTGTCAAAGCCTGGAGTCGTTGCCCTCGATGGTATTTCTGGAACTGACTATGATGAGATGGATTTTTCTTATATTGTCAGAAAACCAGCTTGGTTTCAAACCATGACTTGGCCTTCAACAGCTTTAGCTGGAGATAACTTAACTAATGGAATTTTCTTTGTTTCTCCTAATACCCAAGTAACTTTGGGGGGTGCTTTTAATTACCAACCTGTAGCTTTTGTAGCAAGTTTCTTTAAAGTTTGGAGAGGTTCGTTGAGATATAGATTTAAGTTCGTTAGAACTGAATTTCACTCTGGACGTGTTTCCATCGCTTTCTTTCCTAGCAATGCTATAACTACCTATGCAGGCAATGCAGCATATGTTCACAGACAAATTGTGGATATTCGTGAATCGCCTGAAATTGAAATTGTTGTACCTTATATCAATGAAAATCCATGGACCACCAATTACACAGGTGAAATTATTGTATCTGTTGTAGATCCTCTATCCGCTCCGGCAACTGTCTCATCCTCAATTACTATATTATGTGAAATATCTGGTGGAGAAGATTTTGAAGTCGCTATGCCTCGTAGAGGTATTAATTTGTGTCCAACTTCAATTGTTCCTCAGTCTGGTTTGCCAAATGAAAACAGTTTAATAGCTATGAATATTGGAGCTTCCACTACAGTTGCAGACCCTGTTATTTCATCATCCATCACTATTGGTGACAAAGTCTCTTCATTTCGAGCTTTTCTCAAAAGATTTACTCCTCTC